GCCGTTCTTAAGCACCAGAACATCCCCGACGATAGGAGTGGGTTGTGTTGGTGCGTTCTTCTCTTGGCAACCGGACATCCACGACGTTAGGAGTGGTTGTGCAAGAGGTTGCTCTTGTTCGAGGCGTTAGCCGATCTTATATTACATGAGCGACGTGCATACGAGCGATTGTGCAAGGCGTTAGCCGTTCTTAAGCACCAGAACATCCCCGACGATAGGAGTGGGTTGTGTTGGTGCGACGCCTCTCTTGGTTAGATGCGTGAGGGATTGAAGCACATTTACGAGGGAGGTACGACCGAAGTTAGTGCGGAAAGCCCGACCCACAGGGGCACGCCCATATTATTCTTATTTGATTGATGCACCAACAATGTTTCTTACTTTACGAGGATTGGCAATTGCCAGCCACTTCTGACGACACATAAGGTATTTGAATGCATCACTTGGGTTTGTAGATTCCATTGGTAAACGTTCAGGACTCAACTTCTCGGATTTTTTTTCCTTACTTACGATCTTCTTATTTCCTTTATATGAGATTTTAGCGGGAGCTTTCTCAAGCGAACTCTTAACCGGCTTACACATTTCGGAATCAATAAGCAATCGGGGCAGTTCCGGAGTTTTACCCTCCATTAGCTTCAACATAAACTCATACTCTACTTCCATAGGTATGTTAGGCTGCTTAAGCGACATAAGGTTTACCATCCACCCTGTACGATTACCATTTGCATCTTTCTCTATGGCATTCTTAAGCGCCGATGCCGCATCCTCGCCCATAGCCCCATACGCATTGGCTGCACGGTCGTAATACAAATCGAGTTCTTTCTTTTGGTGATGTTTGAAGAATTCGACAAAATCGGCACCCAGCGCACTAAACGAAAGTGGAGGCAAAGTATAAAAGAACTTAAGCAAACGATAGTCAGTAGAGAAGTCCTGAGCTACTACAAGAGATTTCATATTACCGGTATCGAAACCTGCTTCGAGTTTTTGATTGTTGTTTACATAACGCAACCAACGTGAATCCACCTTAATGCCTTCCTGGTACCCGTACTTATCGGCAAACGCATAATTAATACCGTCGTTGTAAAAATGACCGGCATTAAGGTTTGTATAAAAGCGTAACTGCCGCTTAAGAGTTGGGCGCATGCCCAACACTGATTTGTTGAATTCGTGAGGTTCGAGCGTTTCGGTAAGTCGCTTCAGATACTTAAGAGTAAGTATATCAATGTTAGCAAGAGACGAGACATTTAAAAAGAAAGTTTGTTCGTGTCTTACCTTATGCACAAGAGCTTCCCACTTATCCATTTCACGCGAAAGCCTTTCTATTTCTTTTTCACGATTAAGGCCATTAGCTTCTTTATATAATTTCAGTCGGACAACATTCAGCCGGTTAAATGCTTTTAGTATAAGTCCGATACGGGACACATCCATTTTTTTAGCAAAACGGAATATCCAATCGAACTCACCCGCACTTACATCGGGCATGTCGGTAGTAACAGTCATACCAAGGAAATATGTGGAATGCCCATATACAGTGGCATCGCCACGAAGTATAGGGAATGCACGATCTACTTTTTTGTTTTCCTGAAACTTAGCCTCATCGAGAAACATATGGCAAACCGATTTCCCTGCCAGCAACGACGGGCGGTCGAGCGAACCTCCAAAGATAACCGTACCATTTGAAAAAAATATAGTATGCCGAAAGTCGTCAACTATAACCGAACATTTAAGCAACCATTCGTCAGGTGGGCGCTTATTGCAAACGTAATGAATATCCTCATAGTAGTGCTTGCGCTTCCAACCCATTTTTACAGCCGGCATAATGTTGGTTTGAAGATTCACGTAAGTATCGCAAACAAAAGCAAGCGGAGCACCAGGCATATCTTCAACCACACGCAAAGTACGGTCGGCCTGTATCTCGCTACTCTTTGCCACACCACGTCCACCTACAATGGCAATGGTCCAGCAATCAATCCAATCGCAAACCACTTTTACTGGATTAGAGAACTTCACTTCCGAACTTTCGGATTTGAAGTTACGAATTTGTTTCGTCGTCGAACGCGTCAGCATCATCGGCCATCATTTTAAACACGTCAAACTTAGATATACCGGCTTCCATTTTCAACCTGTCCTTAACTAAAACAGGGACATCGGGCAACTCATTGATTTGCTTTTCAATTTCTTTAGGATCTTCGGCTTTGCCACCAAGGTCTTCAATGTCGGTAGTGTAGATAACAAACTGTTTACGATGTAGCTCCTTAGGTATTTCCGGGGCTTTTTCTTTGTAGCAACCACGAAGTTTAGCGGCTTCTTTTATTAAATCTTTATATTCGGCAAGTTGATTGGTCATTAATGCCACTGAAGCAGCATCTTCGAGTTTGTCGGCATAGAGATTAGCAAAAGCCTGAGAGCTAACTGTGGTATCGATAAAAAAGAAATTAATAGCATCGTTGTAAACAATGCGTGCCTGATACTGACTTATATTAAGAGATGTAGAAACCATCTTAATAATTCGTGACTTAGGTATTGGTTTGCCATTGAAAGTGTGCTTAGCCGCATGTGTGCGTATAAAGTCCATTGCCTTGTAATACTCCTGGTATTCTACCGGCAGCTGACTAATGTCATTAGTGCGCATAAGGTTACTTAAAGTATCCAATCCAAGTTTTGCAAAGTCTATACTATCGCTCATAAATCTTCTTCCTCATCTTCAAGTTGCATAAGTATATCCATGTAGTCACGATCCTTTTGGGTTTTGGCCAATTGCTGAATGGCTGTTACGTTTCCTGATTCGGCCAGAGTAATAAGTCGAATAGAAGCATTCATTTTTACTGTTTTCTTGCCCCGGTCTATACTGTAATTTACCTGACTACCTTCTATATAAGCTTCTTTTTTAAACAAATTATACGACACACCAAAATACAATGCCATTTCTTTGAGTGAGTGCCCTGTTGCTGCTAATCGCTCAAGATCGAGACATTCTTCTTCATCGAATGTAAGTGTGCCGTCTTCGTTTATTTTCATTTACTTATTTCTTTAATAACAGCGCCACGCTTTACGCCAAATAGGCATCTGTTTGCTTTACGCAGAGCATTTTCATCGTTGATTGCATCGAGATATACACAGCATGGATCATAAGCCGCTTTGTGTTTAATTTTGGTTTTGTCTCCTGTACCAATTACTTCGTCCTGAGTTTCAACCAATCGCAATGTATTTTTAGCCAGATTAAGCTCATACTTTTGCAAGCCCGGCTTTATGCGGATAGATCCAACATAGTTGCCTTCTTTTTGCTTTTTACGGTCGAATAATGCATTAATGCGTTCTTCAAGAGTAGAGGGAACTGTGTTTTCAAGATTTACAATCTTACCACACCTATTGCACACGTAAGTGAGCGAATGACCAAACAAAAAGCAAAGCAGACTATTCCACCATGCTGATATTTTCTTTCCTGAAATCATAGATTTGTTTTGAATTAGTTAGTATATATTGTTCAAATTGTGCATTTTCGCTCCAGTTGCCTGAACCCTCTAATACCAGGTAATTATCGCCCGATTGAACGCAGGTAATTTTTGAATGATTCCAAACGTAGTTTATGCGCACAGGGCGCGAAACAATCATAGCATCGATATGCTCAACCACCTTAGGCATACGGAACCGTAAACTTTCAGATACAAAAATCTCTACATTTTTTATTCTGCCTTCGTCCACCTCGCGAAACAGCGCATCGGCTATTTTCATTGAAATGGTATAAGTTGACAATGATAAGTGATCAATTACACCGAAGTGACTTAAACAGTAAGGAATAAATGTAAATGCATTGAAAGAGTTTAGCGTCCACAAAAAGCAACAGCTATTGGCTTCGGGCAGCGTGATAAGCTTTTTCAGGCTTTCCACTTTCTGCGTATGCATATTCCAGAATTTTACAACCATTTGCTCCGACTTATCGGAAACAACATCAGGAGCTGCATCGTCAGCTACCGCAAATAGTTTTCTCATCGTATAGGTCTAATTTGTTGTTAAGCATTCGAATATTGTACAAAACTTCATTTTTGTCGCAAGGGGCACACACCTGATAAAGGCGTGTGCTCCATTTCGACAATTTGTACATTACTGCTTTTTTCTGGCTTCGAGTTCAGCTTCGTAAAGTTCGAGTTCGCGAGTCCACTGGGCAAGCAACTGCCCGTATTTGGCTTTATCCTCGTCGGTTTTGGCAGCTTCAAACTTATTTCGGTTTTTAGTGACATTGCCACGTGCATTTCCAATTTTACGGGGAAGATCAATGTCGGTCACGGCTTTGATTTCCTTTTGCAACTTCAAATCGAGCAAAAGAGGATGTTCGCCAAGTATTTCGCCATTGGCTTTGAAGTGATCGAGCTCGGCCCACAATGCGCGGTTCTCAAGGTATTGCTCCACTGTGGTTTTTGCCAAAGCAAGGTTTTCGTCCTGTGTATTTGTTTCGTCGAGCATGCGATATGCTTCACGGTAATTGTCGTATGCTGCAAACATATCGGCAACCAATATCTTAAGTTCGTCGGGACAGTCTTCGGAGCGAAGAAACGGATAAGTTTCGCGGAAATTGATTACTTTCTTCTGCAGCTCCGGAATTTCGTTGTACTTTGGCTTTAATGCATCAATGGCAGCCTTTTGCGACTCAGTAGCTTCAATTACGGCACCATCGGCAAACAGTTCCGATACATTTACGCCAAATGTTTTAGCAAGCGCAATAAACAATTCGTCGGCATCGGGATCGTGATGCTGAATTTTGGGTTCAGACACTTTTTTACCCGGAACAACAGCAAATCGCTTCATGGTTTTTACTTCCTGCTCTGAAACACCGGCCAACTGGCTAAGTTCAAAAACAAGCATTTCGGCATTCTGCGGAGTTTCGCCACGACTGAATGAGTTCTTCAGTACTTTGTTGTAACCATATTGCTTATATAGTTCAACACCCTGGTTGTATTCGCGTGGACCCGACAACCATTGTTTAATTTGTTCTTTCATGCAACTTTACTTTAGTATTTAAAATCAGTGCTAAATTTGATTGAACACAAAAGTAAATACAGGCAATTGCCCGCGAAAGGACACAAAAAAAGCAGGCTGTAAACCTGCTTTTCAATTATTTATGTAAATCAACTTTCCTGTACATGCCTTTCGGAGTATTGTTCTTCGGTCATATCTCCGGCACTGACCAAGAGTGCATCGTGTTCGTCGTAACCAAGCACCTTGTCGTCGTGAAATATACCAACGGGTGTTATTCCTGTTTCGTTTTGCAGTTCCATTGATACCTGCAATGTTTTTTTAAGCCCTTCGGCAAATTTGTAACTTACTATAGTCATTTTTGTGTCCTCCTATGCGTTGTCTTTTAAAAGTAAAGTGTTTATTTTCCTGCAATAATCACGTATAAGTTTCATTCCTACCAATGCATCAACTAAAGCCTGATGTTCTTGTTTGTTTTCGAGGTCGCATTGCGACAGTGCGTTAACCAAACAATCGGATGTTTCGGTTGTAATTTCAATCATAACTTCAAAGGCAGTTTCATCTCTGTCAATAACCATACTTCCGAGTAAAGCGGCCAAATCGTCGCTAATAGCCACGTTGTTTATCTTTGTCATACGGCAATCCCTTCCTTGAAATTTATGGTAATGCTAAAATTGTCGTGAATAAAAGTCAGTTCGTCAAAGTCAGATTTTGACTTACGGCCTTTTACGGTAAGTGTTTCGCGTTTGCGAATTTCCTTTCGGGCTTCGGATACGAAGTGATTGAGTAAATCGATAGCCGATTCGGCATTTACGGTTTTTTGCATGCTAACCGGAGCTGTGCGCTCGGGTTTGCGCGGATAACGACGCGTAGTCGTTGGTGATGGTGTGGTGATCATTTTGAGTTGTTTTAGTTCGCTTTTTGTTGTACAGAAAAACGGCTGTACATTTCCCGGCGCGAACCAAAACAACTCCAGAGCAGTGCTCAAAAAATTGAAAAAGGAAATAATACAGCCGCCATTTCAATATGATCGGTTAGGGCATAAAAAAAGCCCTTTAATATGGGCAGTCCTTTCAACTGCTATGGTTTTGTTTTGATTCGCTTTGCAAATATCAATATAATTTTTGAATACGCAAAATAAATCAGTAATTAATTTTGAAAAAGCAGTAAAAACATATTTTCGCGCCCTTTATTTAGCACATCGTTCCAGTCGGACTTATTCCAAATCTCTATTTTAGAATTAGCTTTAACTTTTACGATACACTGATCAGGCTTTAGCTTAGTCTTTAGTTTATCTACTTCGGTTTTATCATCTTCTTTAATTTCAGCCAAAACAGAAACTTTTTTTGAATTTTCGATATCACCTTTATTTGTTTGGTTTTTTTCCAATAGTTTCCTTATATGTTTTATGTCCGTTGTCATACTCCACCATCTGATAAGTATAATTAAACCTATTATAATTGAAAGCAGACTAACAAAACCCATAATTGATTCCATAATATAACTTTTAAAATTTGATTAAAAAAACAGATTTATTTCCTTTTTATAAGCATTCCGGTAAGGAGATATGAATCAAAAGGAACATTTTTTACTTGTGGTATGTATGTAATTTTCATGTTTATTAATCCGTCGGCATTTTTACTCAAAGCTTTATTATATGCCTCATTAAGTAAATCTTTCGGAATTGCTTTTCTCCATTTACCTGGACCCTCAACAATGCCCGTTACACGCGGATCTCTATAGTGCCCAGATTCACAATAAACAGAAATGCTTCCTATTGATTCATAATCAAAACTAACTGAATTTGACTCTGTAATAAAGAAATTATTAGAAGTAAATTCTGAATAATCTAACAAATTAGAACTTATAGAGTACTTTTTAACAGTACACGATGAAAATAACAAGACAAAAGAAACAACTGATAAAACAATAATTTTTTTCATAAACAATAGAATTTTAAAGATTAATAATCTCACAAAAATAAAAAATCCCTGCTGATTCACAGCAGGGATTTCTTTATTTAGAATGATTAAAAACAGGTCACACTCGGCTTTGTTCAATGTAAGTAAAGGTGGACGCACCATCTTTAAATGCTTTGAATGTAATTTGCGATCCTGCGTTGGCAGTCCATGCAGTACCGTTTTTAAGCACAAATACACCACCGGATGCAATGGCAGGAGCGGTGCCCGAAGTAACGCCCAATAGGGTGAACAACATGCCATGCTGTGCGCCTGTTACGGTAGCAATGGCTGCACTTGTGGCATCGCCTGTAAGTTGATACTGACCTTCGCCAACCAATGCAATTTCGGTAGCACCGGCTGCGATAACAGCTTTAGGCTCGGCATAAGGCACTGTATTGTCATAAATGGCAATATCGAGTCCACGCATCATCTGTGCGAAAGTAAATTCGTTTGATGTAGCGTCTTTGTTGGCAGTGTAATTAACCTGCATTTTGCACGGATTGCAAATAGAACCGATCAGATCTTTGGGCGTTCCGTCGCAATGATCGATAATTGCTACACACTTGCGACCTATCCAGTTCGATTTGAATTCGCGGATTTCCTGTTTGTTGCCCGGGTGTTTGAACTTTACTGAAGGAGTAAAGCCTTCATTGTCGGTATCTCCGTCGGAGTTCGACGCCAGTTCGGCAGTGTCCTGAGTAAGATATACAGTAATGGCATAACCATTGTCTTTGGCAACAATTGCATCGGTAATAAGCACACCTTTTTCGTCGCGCTGTGGCATTGTCAAAATGTCGGCCACATCGATAAGGGTGATTATTTCTTTAATTTGAAGTCCTTTACCGGGAGCTACTCCCGAAGGCTTCGACACATTTACTTTTACGTAATCCATAACTTGTGTTTTATTTGGTTATTTTATATTGTTACGAAAAACAGGAGTGCGGCAATATGTCCGCGCTCTGTTATTTCGTGTTAACCACTACACGCGGCTTACTTCTACGAATTTACCGTTAGGTGCGGCAAGCAATACAATTGATTTACCGGCACTGAGGGTCATTGCAGCTGTCAGCACAAAATTACCTGAGTTGGCAATGGTCGAAGCATTTGTGCTACCTGCACCATAAATGGTGTAAGTTTCACCTTCAACTGCATTGTCGAGGTTAGTAATGGCTGTAGCAGCAGTATTCGCATCGGTCTGGAAGTAACGTCCTCCTTCTACGCTTGGAGTAGTATCATTTGCAGTAAATGCAAGCACGTTAGGGGTTGCAGTAGTGCGGGCGTACTCCATAAATTTACCATCGGCACGTTTAAACAGGGTAATGGTATCACCCACACCAGGTGTCCAGTCGCTGGCAATTGTAGAGAAGTTGTTTTCTTTCACAATTTTAATACCGTAAGCATCGCTACCACATTTCAAAGTGATCAGTTTACCTATTTCGGCATCGTCGATATTGGTAATAGTGGTAAGTGCTGAGTTGGCTACAGATACAAGCGAAGTGTGGAACAAAGCACTTGGAGTTGCATCGTCTTTACCCATTTGCAAATATTCGGTAGCCGATAAATCGACATCGGTAACAAAAATAAACTGGTGATCGTAATCCATATCCTGTGCACGGTCCCATTTCTTACCTACAAGCGGAGCTCCGAAACCTTCTTTCCACTGCGAAACAACCGATACAGAGAATTCCTTCACGTTCATGTGGAAGTTCAGCATTTCGCCTGGTACGTTTTCGAAAGTTTTCAGGTTTCCTTCGAGTGTACAAATCAAACGACGGTGATTACCTGCATTAGGCACAGGAATAATTTTTACACTTGGGTATTCTTTTACAAAGCGGATATTGGCTTTGTAGTCCTGATTTGTTCCGTAATGGGTTTCGTTGTACTTGTCGTACTCAACCACCATTGCAGTTGGCATATAAAGTGCCAGCATACCGCTATCGATAAGCTGCTGTGGAATGCCTTTTATAAAATCAAATACTTTAGATCCAATGTTAGCTTGAGTAATTTCGCCTACTACATGAGGTTTAATCTGCAAACCATTGATTTTTTCGTGAATGAAACGGTACAAACCTGTAGAAGCTTCGAGCGCACGTCCTGGAACATTTACATCCGGATTTTTGCGGGCACCACGTATACGGCGTTGTTCGCGTTCGTTGTGAAGCACTTTGGCTGTTTCGGTAAGCAGATATTCAATAAACGACATTTTAATAGATGAAGAATCTTTGGCCAGATATCCGATCCAAGATTTTTCCATCTGTTTCAGGTTTTTGAATTCGTGTGCCAACATTACGTCGTACATACGCACTTCTTCGCTCTGAATGTCATATTTACCTTTTATAACATTATCGAAAGTAGATTCGGAGTTGTCAGCCTGCGAGAATTCGCCCAGGAACAGGTTAGTAATTACATCGCGGTCGCGCAGGTTACTTTCCAATGGGAAAATCTTTTCAACTGTAGGCAATTCAGTTACAAACGATTTAATTTGTTTGTCACGTTGTTCGCGATAATACGCGCCTAAGTCTTCCTGCAGCTTGCTAAAGTCGGTACTTTGCTGCGATGGTACAGTAATCATTGTTTCGCCCTGAGCTGCAAGCATGGCAGCGCGTGCACGTACATTGTACGGACGGCCTTCGAGAGCAAACATAGTACCCTGACGACCACCAAGATGTGTGGTGTCGTTCCATTTTACTTCTTCAAGTGTCATTTGGTTTGGAGTTTGTGCGCCTGCTCCGGCATCGTGCTCGGGTTTGCGCGATAATACTTCGACCTGAGTAGTCAGATCATTTACTTTTTTCTGCATTGCAGCCTTGTCTACTTCAAGGGCATTTTTATCGGCCTGTAAAGCCGCTAATGCAGTTTGCGATTCTGCGAGAGCACGGGCAGTTTCGTTCAGAGTGTCGAGATTTGCCAACGTTGTTGGGTTTTCGTCAACTTCCTGAGTTGCTTGCGCATCTTCGAAGTTTACTGCGAGAGCAGCATTGAACTTATCGAGAAACTGAGCTTCCCAACCATGATCGTTCACGAGGGTTTGCTTTTGTTCGTCGGTGAGTGCATGTACTCCGCTTTCGTTTTTTTCAAACGAAGCCAGCCCTAATACAGCAAGAAGAACCGGCGCGAAAATTTTGTACTGTTTCATACCTTAAAAAATTTGATTGTTGTTAAATAAAAGATTTCGATTTTTGTTTCAAACCCTCAGTAAGTGCCCACGTCAGGGCTTTATCGAGTGTAGCAAGTTCGTCGCACAGTTTGGCCGAAATGGCATCGGGTGTAAAAAACGTCATGCCCTGGAATACTTCGTTCTCAGGATCGACAGCAATGCCTCTGTTTTCGGATATCGTTTTGTGGAAAATGTCGTTCATGTAGTCGAGCATGCTTATAATAGGCTCGTCGTTGCCTTTTTCGTGTTCGCGCGACATGTGGTTTTTTTTGGTTGAGAGTGTGGCGTAAAGATCTTTTTGCTCAATGCCCATTTGTTCCCAGAACTTTTTATCGTCAATAAGCGACATCATTGTGCCGATTGACCCGTGAACATCGTAAGGCGAAGCCGAGAATACACGGCGACAGGCCGACGACAACCATTGTCCCGCACTGGCACACATGCCGGTTACATAAGCTGCAATTGGTTTTGGCGATTGTTTAATTGTATTGGCCAGCGTATCGATACGGTGTACATAACCACCCGGAGTATTGAGCAGAATAACAGCAGCCACAATGCGCGGATTATTATTAATGCGTGCAATGCGGTTTTCCATGTCGAACGATTTCCACGGGTAAGCCATTCCTTCGAAGTAAAGCAGAGCCACGGAGTTTTCGGGCAGATTAGGATCGCCAATGTCCCACTGATCGACAGTGTTTACCATGGCAGTTGCACCATCAGGCGCAAAAGCCTCCGCACGAACAGCCGATTGGTTTTCGATTTGCTGTTCGAATTCCTCGGTCTTACCATTGCGCATGGCCATAATCATAGCCAAGCGAAACGAAGCCAGTGCGGTTTCTTCGCAAGCCACGTTTCCGGTTAAAAGTTCGATTATTTTATTCATCCTTAAATTTTTACACAAAAAAACCCCGCTTTTGCGGGGTTTGAAAGGACGAAAAGGCTGTGTAAAGCCTAATTAATAAAGCATGTAGGCACTAATCCGGTCCCTGAAAGCCGGCACACATAACCGTCGAAAGAATCGGATTCAGAAAAAGTAAATTTAAGCGGATAAGCTTTCGACCCTACAAGTCGCTGCTTACCACCACCCGAAGTATAGCGAAGCACTACGCCATCGCTTTTTGCAAACTGATTCAGTTCTTCGGTATTTCCGGCATCGGCATAAGGTACACGGAACTCAGCCACAGTTTCGTATGTGGTTATTCCTGAATTTGTTGAATCTTCGTTACTTACCACAAGCGTTCCGGGTACTTCGGGAATGCTGATCCACTGACCAAACTGTTTGAATTCTCCGAACCACATTCCGCGTACAACACCAAACACCGAAAACAAATCGCTAAACGCAAGTTGAACTCCGTGTTGCTGTGAAAAAGGCATGTTGTTTTTTTTCATAATGACATATTATATAATTGAACAAAAAAAGGACTCATTTTGTATGGGACACGAACGGAACTACTTTTATATTGAAAGTTTATCAAAAACAGCTAAAAATACAAAGGGACACGAACGGAACTAATTTTTATCAAAAAAAAATGGTGTTTAATCGCACAGACCTATCCATTAGCTTTCGCTTGTGGTCTGATCGGTCCCAACTCTTCTTTATCATATCCGGAGTAATGCGCTGCATGGTAAGGTTGTGCGTATCGCAAAAGCACTCCATTGCTTCGCGCTGCTGTAGTCCGGGATTAGCGGCCACGGCTCCCTGAATAAAACTGTGCATTACCGATTTAAAGTTCTTGCTGAGTATGCGACAAATGCGTGCCTGTGCTTTAGGTGCCAGGTACCAGCGAAACAATGTATTAATGTGTACAAACCTGTCGCCCACAAATGTGAGTGAGCTGTGGCAGTCGAGCAATTCAATGTAAATATGGTTGTCGATATCAACCGGTTCGACATAATCGGCTGGCGGGGTTTCGAGACTTGATTTTACAATGTCCCAAATAAGATCACCTTTCGAAGGTGTAATGGTATCAGAACCGGTGCTATCAATAAGGTATTCGCGCAAAACAGGCTGAACTCTTACCGGTATTCTCATTCGTTGATATTGTTTTTTACTCATAAGGCAACCATTATATTGTGCAAATATACATAATAATAATTGCCTGTAGTGCTCTAAAGTGAATAATGTTTATTATACTGTGCGAAAAAAATATTTCGCTAAAATGCGAAGCAATATTTTGAAAAAGCGTCCAATCGTCCAATGGCACTAAAAATATAACAAAAAAGCAAGCGTAAAGCACTATTTTTCAGACATTAAGCAAAACGAAAAATAAAAAATTCACAGTCCAATAGACGAAAAAAGCGTCCAATGGCCGTCCAATCGTCCAATGGCCCCGTCCAACACCGACCAACAGCCGTCCAATGGCGTCCAATGGTTTTGCAGGCGTCCAATCGTATCCTATATATATATTATTTTTATAATTAATTGATATATAATAGAATACTGTTTTATAAGTTTATTGAAAAACTACGCCATTGGACGATTGGACGATTGGACGGGGTATGACAAATATTTTTCATCGTTTTTAAAAGTTTTCTTTTTTGAGAAATTAGGGGGTGCGGGGGAAAACAAGAGAGACCCCCAACCCCTGAAGGGGAGTGAAATTAATTACCTTCGTCTGGTCGGAAAAAAGAAAAGGCAACCACCGTTTTTTGTGATTGCCTTTTCTTGATTTATCCATCGGGTTTATAGCTTTGCCTGTTTCCCCTGCGGTAATAAGTGTGCCGACGATAGCAAGCACTCCGGATCTTTGGCTGTGTGCTTTTGAAATGTTGTGATGGTTGACGTATTATATCGTCGGAAATACATTTGTCAACTACAACCGATATTCGTTGAATTTCAATAATGCACTCATCGGATAGTTTCTTTAGTACTTCGCGGGCTTCGTCGATATATACCAGTGTGCTTTGTACGCATTCGCTTGCAGCAGCTGCAAACTCCTGCGCCGATACTACAGCAGCTTTAACCTCCGGAATACCACATTGAGTTATTAGTCTGTAAATGCTACTCGCGGGCATACCTGCGCCGCAAATTATAATGTATGGGGCTTTAGTTGTTTCGTCATGCATATTTTTTGTATATTTCGTGATTTGCTTTTTGGGTTACTATTTTATAAATATCAGGCCACGGTGGAAGTGTGAGCAAAGCGCGGTCGTCGATATATACGTGAGCAAATACTTTGCGTGTGTCAATGCCTTTGTGGTCGGCAAGGTTCTGCGGACAGCTTTCGTTTATGCGGTCGAACATTATATCGTTTTCGTAAAGCCAGTCGAATACCTGGTGTGCATAATGCCCTGTTCGGCATGTCCAGATTATTATGTAATGACCGTCGGCTTTCAGTTGGTTTATGGCCTCGCGTGCGCCGGGCATTATTTCGCCAATGGCAGGATATGCATCCTGCACAATGGTTCCGTCGAAGTCTATTGCAATAATCATGGTTTAATGTTTGTTTGACATTGTATGGGTTTAACTTTATTCTCTTTGCAAAACAAGAAAAATGATTCCATTTCGCGTTCAACTATTTCCTTATGATTTTTGGTTGTGGTTTTACAAGTTCCTTTGTATTCAACCGGTTTTCCTTTTTCTTCATAAGTATATGTGTAGTCATATTCAGTCCATATTTTATCGATTATTTTGTATTCGTAAACAAAAACCCACGGATTGGCAGTAACTGAGTCTTTTCCATTGATGCTATCCCATAAAGAGAAAAATGAATTCGTTGGATAATGCAGGCTGTATTCTTTATCCACATAATCGAAATACCTTGTAAAATCAGTCCCGTGTACAAACTTTATTCCCTCGGCTATTGCATCGTCGTGTGATATTGACTGTAATCGTTCGCACCTTACGTTGGTAACTTCGAGCCATAAGCGCGCATGTATTTTTTTCATAAAAAGCGACGATTTCCATTTGTAGTTTTGCGGAAATGCTGTGTCTGATTTGTACATAATCATGTCAGCCAGTTTTTTTTCAATTACAACTCCATCTTTAAGTGTGTGGCGAATTGCGTTGGCATAATCTGACCATGTTTCTTTTACCCACAGTATGTCTCCGACATTATATCGTGGCTTACATTCGATTATTCGTGTATGAAATGGTTGATCGTTTGGTTGAATAGGAGCAAATGTGTATTGACCAGTTGCGTGCAATACCAATGACTGGAAATAATAATCATTTGGATTTAAATTCACTTTTTCAAGACCGGCAGTTCTCCTGGTCATGTGCTTGCGATTTTCAGCAATGGCCTGTACCATTGGCGTGCTGAATAAGATTGGTAATTCTTTCATAAATTCAATTCTTTTTTAAGTGAATAATATAAATCGGTTTTTATTTGGGTTTCGATATTGTCGCTCACTTCGCCAAACTGAACAATGCGGTCGGGGTCATGGCTGTGAGCTGCATTGAGTTCTTCGCGAAATGAAGTTGCAAGTTTTTCCATTTGCCGGAGCTTTTGCAAAACGGCCTGACGTTTCGGGTCGCTTGTCTTGCTTATTTGTTTGATATTTGTGACACATTTCTCGGCCTGATCCATGTATATCCATATCATGTAGGTGTTCCGGTTTATATCGTGTAACTGCTGTGGTTTTAAAAATACTGTTGACATATTGGTGTATAGATTTTTACGAAAGTTTCGTAGTTCTGTTTTTATTTTTTAGAATGGTAAATCGACTGGTTTTCCTGGTTCTGTTTCGTCGTCCTTCATCTCGAAGTCAACATTCATAAGGTCGGAAAGCACATCGTAGTTGAACATATATGCGCTCGACGCTTTTTTCTTTTTCTCCATGATAAAAGTTACTTTATCGGTTATATTGCCGTCGGCATCTTTTTGAGGTACCGATTGCTGATCGTACCAAATAAAGTTTGTGGTTTTGCAAAGTCCGAGATACGCCTTGTTACTTTCGAAGTAAGCACGGAGCGAAGCCCGCGAAAGCGCTTCCTTGCTGGTACTTTTGTGATAAAGCGGATAAATGGATTCGAAATCGAGATAAAGCACTTTCATTTCCTTTGGTTCAAGTTCTACGGTTTCGGTATTTTTACCGCTTCGCAATACTGTTATTTTGCCAGGCTGTACTACTTTAAGTTCTTTGCCCAGGCGAAGCATTTCCTGATTGATAAGGAATGAAATTGTACTGAAGTAAGTCTGCAATTTATTGCTGCTACTAATTGTTTCCATTTGTTTAAGCACCTTTTCGCAACCTATTTTGAAAAACTCAGCATAACTAAACGGTAACTTCAACCCGGTGTGCGACTCGATAAACCGGCACATGGCTGTAACCATTGCCACCGATTCAATTACACGTCCCAATCCTTCGTCGTTGCTGACGCCAAGGTGTATGGCGTCCTGAATTTTCTTTATTTCCTCGTTGTAAATGCTTATGTAATAATTTTTCACGTCTTTACGCAGGGCAAGAATTTCCAAAAGCACTTCGCAAAGTCCGGCTTCTTCGTGCATTTTCAACCGTCGGAAGCGTTCTTTTTCTTCTTCGGAAAATGCACCGTGTGGATTGTAAGGCACGTCGCAAAGGATAACACGGTTACTGAGCGATCCATCGTCCTGTTGTGGGGCTTCCTGTCCGAGTGGCAGCGGCACTGCATTAATCTTCGAGCTGTCCATTGTTTTGCTGGCAGCATCTTTAATTTTCTGACGTCCCTGTCCGTCGAGCACAGCAGCTTTTAATCCCTGAAATTTCAGCACCGAAATACTGTTGTCGTTATATTCTTCCATTATGGCCAGTACGTTTTTGTTTCGCTCAAGCAACATAAAGAATGCAGCATCGGTACCGTTGTTCAGGTTGAATTTAGGCGCATTTGGAGGCATGAAAACAGAGCGCATGCTTTCGGCTACCTGCGACTTACCCGAGCCGGTAGGGCCAATAAAAAACAGCGTAGTGAAACGGTGTACATGCTGAAATATATAATCGCGAAAACATGCAAGCATGGTAAACAGCACGCCCCATTTCCCATTGTCGTTTATCCAGTACACTTCGTCCATAAGCTTTGCCCATTCGGAAAAATCCATACGGTTATTTTCGGGTGCTTGTTTGTAAATAAAATAACGGTCGAGTTCGTACTGGTCGTCGTCGTGTCGTTGGTGTGCAAAAATTTCGGAGAATGCCGGGCTGTAATAATTTTTACCATTGTGCGTGGCTACTCCAAGGTGGTTGGTATACTCCACTTTCATACTGCCGTCAATTTCATGAAGAATAGCATTTGTAAACGCCCAGAATTCTTCGGGCTGTTGGCCGAATGTACGCAGCTCTGTACATTTGGTAAACTTGTAACTCATATTGCGCCAAATGGCACGATACTGATTCATAGTGCCGTCGAAATTGTATGCACCTACTTCGATAAACTTTTCGTTGAGTTTTCCAAGATTGGCCATAAACGACGACTGCCATTCGACATAACGGGGCTGGAATCTGCGGTGATTTAGCTGAATTACACGCTTGTTAAGGGCAGAGTCGGTATGTTCGATATGAAGCAGGGCTTCCATGTAAAAATCGGACACGCATTTATGGCCACCGCCCTTTTCGTTCTGAAACATATAACCAACCGGCACAGGTCCTTTGTCGGTTTTTTTCAGGATTGGGTAATAATGGTCAAGTTGATAAATCTGTTGCAGATCTTTGTCTTCGTTTACATAGTTAGGTATGCGTTCAGGGTCGAATTCAATCAGATCCTTGTCGTCGTTCAGGTTCTGATTTTCAATAGTGTTTTTATCCTTGTTAAGGTTGACATAAGGTTGTACAAGTGCTTTGAGGTCGCTGTGCGTAAGTCCGAGTTGCTTTGCATAACCTTTCATCATGATAATGCGCACGCTATTATCGGCCATGGCTATTACTTCGGCACATCGCTTAATGAATTTCGACTTTAGTATTTCAGTCATACCAAGCGACTGTTTGAATAGCTTTGAGTATTCAGCCACATAAAAATCGACAAAACCCACAATTTCGGCTTGTCTGTCGTCGTCAGGGTTATCGTAATCGAGTTCTATTTCTACATTGTTCGAAAACAATTCTTTCATTACGTCGAGCACTTCGGGTTCGGTGCCATCGGGTTCAATCATTAGTTCGCGCACATCGCGGTCTTCAATACGAAAACGGCGAAGTTTCGACTGCAGGAACTGTATGTTGTGTTTTGCGATACGACCTTTTACAAGTACAATGGGTTTGGTATCGAAAGAGTCGATAAATGTTTTTTCGTTGAAAGTAAGTACTACCGTTCCGGTGCGTCCGGCTATTTCGCATGCTTCTTCCACACCGTGAAAACCATCGGTCCACGACTCCACTTTGGGAGTTTCTTTTTCGGGTTTACACTTCGGCATAAACTCATCAGACCCAACGCCAAAAAGCAAGCATGCTTTTTTTATAAAGTCTTTGCGTACAAGATCGTTGGTAATAAGTCCGAGCAAGCGGCCAAGCACAGTAAGTACTTCGTCGAGTTTATAGGTGTCGGCAACCACATCTTTGTAACGAGCATGGAAGTAATCCACGATATCCATTTCGAGATCGTACAACTTACGGCGGATATCGTCGGCTTTCATTTTCTGTACAAATGTATCAGGGTCTTCGCCTTCGGGTAGCAAAATTAGTCGCAGGTTTGCACCTTCGGCCAGATATACTTCGGCTGCTGCAATGGAGGCTTTGCGCCCGGCTTCGTCGCCATCGTACATAAGCGTAATGTTACGACTAAAGCGCATTACCGTGCGGGCTTGCATAGTGCTCCATGCTGTACCGCTTCCGGCTACAGTATTGGCAAGTCCTATTTGGTGCATACTTATTACATCGCCCTGTCCCTCTACCTGGTAAGCTTTGTCGAGACGTGCGATTTCCTTTTTGGCCTGAAAAATTCCGAATACAATTTTTTCTTTGTGAAAAAGGGCCGATTCGTCGGAGTTCAGAAACTTTGGAAATTTATCGCCTTTTTTCCAGTTGGTATGTCGGCCTGTAAATCCCGATACATTGCCGTTTACGTCCTGAAAAGCAAACATAACACGCTGGCGGAACTGGTCGTAATCGTCGCCACGTTCGTTGCGCTTTACGAGTGCCAGTTTACGGGCAGTTTCTTTTTGCCCGTTTTTCAGCGTACCTGTAAGCAGGTTGTTTTCAGGAGCAAAACCAATCCCGAAAGTGTTTATAATCTCCTGTCCCCAACCGCGCGAAAGCACATATTTCATGGCTTCGGGGTTGTTCATTAGGTTTTGTCGGAAACTGTTCCACACTTGTGTATTCAGTGTAAGCATGGCTTCGCGTTCGAGCATACGGCGGCGTTCATCGTCGGTCATTTCGCTTTCGGGTACATCGATACCGGCACGTTTAGCGAGCGACTTTACAGCCTCGGTAAACGATACCTGTTCGTGTTCCTTTACGAATGTAATTACATCGCCCGACTTGCCACAACCAAAGCATTTAAACATGGCTTTGGTTGGCGAAACGATAAACGAAGCAGAATCTTCGCTGTGAAACGGACAGCAACCTGCATAGTTTACGCCCGCACGGCGCAGCTGAATGTAATTACCAATAATGTCGTGTATGTTTGAAGCGTCTTTTACACGCTGAATAATTTCGGGATTAATTGTGCTCATTATAGATTAGTATGTTGCAGTTAAAAGTCCATTTTTAATTGTCGCATTTCGAAAGCATCTTCGAGTGTTACTTTCCACTCACGAGCCAGTGCGCGATATTCGGTTTCGGTAATATTTTTCTCACCACGATAAAGCTGCCAAAAGCGTTTCTGTCCTATTTCCACACGTTTGAAAAATTCCCGTGTAGGTCGGAACGTTGCCGGATCGCCAATTCGCTGTGTAAGCATTTCAATTACCATGTTGCGACTTACCATCTCTTTGTTGAGTCCGCCTTTTTGACGAGGGGCACGCATACGAAGCAACTTAATGTTTATGGTGTTTTCGTTACGGTCGAGCTTTTCGCAGAGTTCCGGCATGGTTAGCTTGTTTACATTTTCGCGAAGCCATACTTCATCTTCGGGCGTCCACTCTTTATCATTTTTTTTCATCGGGCTGTTTCTTTGGCATTTTTATTTCTTTGTCGTGATATAGTTTGGTAATGTCGGCACTAAACCGGTAGTTAGCGCCACCAGGCAAAAGCAACCACTCGCAGCAAATTTTTATAAACATATCGCGGTTTGCAGTGGTAGCCTGAGTAAGGTCGAAAAAGCGACCTTCGTCGAGATTGCTTATCTGAAGCAACATCTTGCCACGAAGTTTATAGAAAGCTTCTTCGCTACCAAGGCGGGCTATTTCGCGGTCGATCCACGACCAGTCGCCCGGCTGTTGTATATGTTCAAGGTAATTTGCTGACATGGTTGGTTGTGTTTTAAAAAAAATCACCCGAAGTGGACACCATCCGCCTAGGAATCCGGAACACAAGAACGCCCCGAGTGATTTTAATCTTTATGCTTTTAATGTTTCGAGACGTTCGATTAAAGGTCGAATCACGCCATTAGCATTGTGCATATCGATAGTAATGAAACTCTCAGCAACTTCAAGCGGGACTATTAATCCTGCCTTTTTTTTGCGCTCCCAACTTTCAGCTCGCTTTGTTTTCTTTTTAGCTCTATTTTCGAGACTTTTGATAATGTTGTTTAATTCACATTCGTTTACTTGAATTGTGTACATAATTTTAATTTTTAAAAGATTATTTTTTTGGGTTTAATTTGTCGTATGGAACTGGGTTTACTGAAAAATCACTTTTTCCTATTGGGAAATATGCAAGCTTTCGTAAATGGTTGTTTACTTCCCTCATTAGCTCAATAGGAGTATGAGCAATAAACACGTGCATGTCTCCGAAATTTGCAACGAATTTTCCGCAATCGTCCAGTGTGATTACAATTTTATCTATCATATTGATTTTTTGAGTTTGTATTTTATTGATTGATTATTTCATACTTGCTCATTAATTCGTCCATTTCGTCTTTTGTAAGCATGTGCGATACCTGGCTTTTAAAACTAATGTGGACTCCGTTTAATGTGATATTGCTTTCTATATTAATCCGCACAATTGCGCTGTCGATTTTTCCGTTTGGTTCTTTGTCAAAAGTGATAGTACCTTCTTTAGGAAGTACTGTTCCACCGATTTTAATTGTTTTAGGCAGTTGTAAGTTGATAGTTCGTTTCATGCTTCGAATAAAGTGAGTTGTTGTACCTGTTTTATTTCTTCAACCTTTTCTTTGGCAACTTCAATTACAGGTTTATCTGATTGAACCTCTTTATGTTCGGTAATATATTTCCAGCATTCTTTTTCGCATAATGGCAGCACTCCTAAGCCTGTTTCAGGCAAATAAACTCTGTACCCTTTGAAAACCTGCATTCTCAATGCATCCATGTGTATAATTACGCCTTTCATTCCAAACATTATAAAATTTACAACCGACATATTTACACATCTCTCGTCTAAATCAGAACCGAAATACCAAAAATGAAATCGATTATTCGGGTGCAATTGGGCATGAGCTATTAGGTTCCTGGAGCTTCCACAAGTTGGGTCTGATACACTACCTTCCCTTTTACCGTCTTTGGTAATTTCTGCCATCATTCTGCAAAGGGGAACAGGCGTAAAAAACTGACCCATTCTGGAAGCGGTTGAAGCAGAATTTATTTGCTCGAAAGTAGTGCCAACCACATCGACCCATTGGCTTCTGTTATTAGTAATTTCATGCTCCATAATCAGTTCGGCTAATGCAGCACCAAATAAAGGTAATTCGTCAGCATCGTATCGTTTCGCTATATTCTTATACTCCTCTTCCATACGTCCAAGAGAATAAGCGCAAACAGTCATTTTTAGAAAATCGTCAAATACCTGATTGATATTTTGTTTGCCTGTAAGTTTTTCGAGTGATTTTGTAAGTCCTATTTTTTCAATTTTCTGTTTTGCCATTGAATGGAGGATTTGAGTAAATTGATTTTCTGTTATTTGTATAAACTTGCGATTTATACTGTTTTTGTTCGCCACTCCTGATTTTTTCAATTACCGATTGCGGTGTTTTATAGCCGTTAAGGGCGATGTAAATACGTTGTGAGATTTGTAATAAGTAGTTCATACTGATTTTTCATGTTGTAATTAATGGTTTCACCCTGATTCTGCACTTTTCAAAAGCTCTCAACTCTGTCGTTTCGCTCCTGTTTGTATTTTCGGTATAATATACGTCAGAACTTCCCCGGTCAACCACATATCCACGTTTCCGCATTAAATGACGATAGCTTGTTTTTACACGTGGAGCAGGTATTACCTTCAGCTTTGTTTTTTGAGGCAGTCCAAAAAGCACCCTGCGTTTTTCGGCTTTCACAGTGTTGCGCCTTGCCTCTGCCGCTTTTTCAATCCGTTCGCGTTCCTTTTTAGCTCCCAATCGCTGAAGGTTTGTTTCTCCCTTTTTAAAACATGATTTTTCCTTATTAGGGATAGCATATCCTTTTGGAGGCCAATTGTTGCGTTTGTTAGCTAATCGTGCGGCTTCGGTAGTAGCAGCCTGACATTGTTTCATAAACTGTTTTGATTTTTTTAAACCAAGTTCGCGAGCAATACGATGTAGCATTGAATGCTTTATGTTTAGCTTTTCCATTATCACATCGTTTTTAGTGTGTTTAAAATGGGTAGTAAGCCATTTAATTTGCTTGTCGGTTAATTGCTTTTGTGCCATGTTATATTGCTTTTATCCATCATGCCTTTTGTTCATTTTCGGTTGTAGCTTCTGTTTCGGTAGCGCAGAAATTGCGAACACCAATGTTTGGTGTAATAATATCGTAAGCCAGTGCAATTTCGGTTATTTTACGCAACGAAAGTTTGTGGTACATGGCCATAAGAAGTTCGAGTTTTCGATCTTCGTTTTTACGCTGTTTGCGTTTTGCAGCTGATTCAGTAATTTTTGACATTGTAGTTTTATTTTTTAGTGGTTTCGTGTAAATTTTTGCAAGCAGGGCAGCAATACGGGTGGCATCGCCGGCAATATGTGTGTCCGCATACTGGACAGGTATAATCTATGCAGTGACCCGACATGACATTATTTCTTTAAATGTTTTATTTATTTCGTTCCGTGCTGTAAGCTCGCTGTAACTGTGGTTCATTACACCTACAATGGCAGATAAGCCACTGTCGTATCTTTTCAGACTGGTGATTTGCTGCACCTGGCTACACTGTTCGAGGGCATCGGCAAAAGCATTAAGGCGATCGTCGGACAAGGACGTGAAAATAACCAGTGCGCGGTTAATCCGAAATTCATATCTTATATCATGGTTATCAATCTGGAGTGTTTCGCGTTTCATATTATTTGGGTTATTTTTAAGATTATCAGGATAATTGTTATTAGAATTATGATATCAAAGCACACATCGTTTGATTGATCGCGCCTGCGCTGTTGTTCGGTTTTTTGTTGATTTGCATTCATCTCAGCTCACATAATTAATAGTGTTGCATTTTGCACATTTATAATAATCGTGCCCGTTGTGACTGTGTATGTATGGCTTTACAACCATGTCGGAGCATTTTTTGCAATACGAAACTCCGTTGTAAAAAAGAGCATAACCTACATGTGTTTTATATCCACTCATACGATACTCGCGCTCTGTTTTTTTTACCTGAGGAAACGACCCTGTAATGCTGGTCCGCTTCCCGTTAAGGATAAGATTGGCAATTTTCGTGTTTAGAATAGTGGGCGTTTCCATACCTTTTGTATTACAGGTTTATATTCACGTATTTCATAAGTTCCGCTTTGCTGTGAAGATCGAGCTTGCGACGAATGTTCTTTATATGCGTTTCGGCTGTACGAATGCTTATATACAACTGATCAGCTATTTCGCTAATTTCCATTGGTTCGCAATACATTTTCAAAATGCGCATTTCGCTTGACGTTAATTTAGTGTTTCGTTTAGGATTGCAAACAATACCATAGCTACGACACTCGCCACGAAGCGGGCACTGTACCTGTTCGAAAAAGAAATTACCTTCCGCATCAATGTCTGTTTTCTGAGTATCGTGGTTAGCAAAATTGCACTTAATGAAACGGCGTACACAAAGGAATTTGAAGTATGAAATGTTTTTTGAACTCTTCGAGTATACAGCCTGCAATTCGTCGTGAGCCTCAGAATATTCGTTCTTAATTCTATCGGCCATGTGGTTGATAAATTCAGTGTCCGATTCAACAAGTTCTTTATATGCACAATCAGCTTGTTTTATAAGCACATCGCCCTCGGGTGTTGTGTGGAATTCTATGTCTGTAAACTTTTTCATTTGTCCCAGTTAAATGATTTGTTTGTGATTGACTCAAGAAAAAATCTCTGTAGTGGAGTGAAATTATTTTTTTTTACACTTAAATGAAAATTCGAACGGGAGATGCAAGCTTCTACTTTGTCGAGAAACTCGGTTTTTTGGTCCTTATTAAGTGATTTATAGTACCTCTTAAAGGGTATTAATTCGTTTTTTTCGTCTTCCATTTTTGTAAAGTCGTATATTATGAGTTATCTTTATAACGCAAATGTACATGATAATACGCAAAGTAGTACTATAATAGTCATAAAAAATACAGAATAATAGTCAATTTATATTGATTATAAATAATAACACCCTAAAAAACATATTATGGCCGGCTACAATCATTTAAAACTCAAACACTTGTATGATGATTACAGGCGCAATAACCGTAAGGTTACTAAAATGGATATTGTTGATAAAATGGGTATAAGTAAGTCTTCTTTAGAAAATTACATATCCGGAGTATCCGTTCCAAGTGCTGATGCACTATATAAAATTGCCGTTTTTTTCAATGTTAG